CCGACACGACTGAATAATCCTGGTGGCGATAATCCTTCGACGATTAGTCTCATAATGCAGAGGCTTCACGAGGAAGATTCAACTGGCGTATTGCTGGATAGAAATCTGGGCTACCAGCATCTTTGCCTTCCAATGGAATATGATCCGGCTCGGCATTGCCAAACGATTATTGGTGGCGATTGGCGTACGGAAGAGGGCGAATTACTCTTTGAGGAGAGATTTCCAAGAGAGGTCGTGGAGAGAGATAAGCAGGCGCTCGGCCCTTGGGCTACCGCCTCTCAGTTCCAGCAATCCCCAAGTCCTAGGGGCGGGGGATTAATCCTTAGAGACTGGTGGGGATTATACGACGACGAACTCGCTAAAGAGCAAGGGGTGCGGGATGCTAATAAATACCCCCCGATGGATCTCATCATCTGCTCAGTAGATACCGCCTATACCACTAAACAGGAAAATGATGCTTCAGCCATAAGTGTTTGGGGAGTATGGCAAAAGAGCGGCGGCCAAGCCAGAAAAATCATCGCCTCGTATGCTAACGAAAGTTTGCAAAGAAACGGTAATGTCGTTGATATGTTTGGCAACCCAATTGAGGTGGTGGACGAACGAGATACCATCCCCTGCGCTATGCTCATGTATTCCAAAGAACTTAGAGTAAATATGCATGGCGAAGATCCCAAACAAATGGAAGGGGAATCTATCTCCGACTTCCGTCGCAGAGCCGAAAGCCAGTGGGGTCTCGTACAACATATCGCTGATATCTGCCGGAAATATAACGTTGATGTCGTACTGATCGAAGCCAAAGCGAACGGTATCTCCGTCGCACAGGAAATTAAAAGAATTTATAAAACGGCAAATTGGAACGTAAAATTAATAAATCCAGGGAACCAAGATAAGGTTGCAAGAGTTTATAGTGTGCAGCCCCTCTTCTCCAATAATCAAGTTTATGCCCCCGATAAAGACTGGGCAGATAAACTCATTACACAAGTATCTGTTTTCCCTCGCGGTAAACATGACGACTTGGTGGATAGTATGAGCCAAGCCCTTCGCTGGCTAAGAGATCAGGGCATGTTAATGCGGCCAGAGGAAATCGGATCTAGAATATCCGAAGACATGCTTAGCGGCAGGAAAAACAACCGCCCAGTCTATGATGTGTAATAAGCCATCCACTTGCCAAAACGCATAAAACTCGGTTAATATAAACTGAGAATAAGTGTAATTTTCGGGCTTGAGAAATGCTGACCATACAGGACCTCCATAGCAGGTCCCATGAGATCAAAGATAGACTTGATCAGCTTTTTCAAGAAATGGAACACGACGGCTGTTTTGTCCTGACCTACGAGAAGGCCACGGAAATTGTTACGCTTTTGATGGAAGCGAAGACATTAAGCAATAGAATTGGTTATCATTCTATACTAACTTCTGAGCCCTGTTCTGGGCCGCACTAGTGCAATAATTGCACTCCCCTTTATAAGCGCCAAAAGCGCCAAGGAAAAGTTTCATGGACGATCCTCGTTTTATCCGACAGCCAGAAATAGAATCCCCTGAGAAGCCCAAGGGAGAGGTTGTCGATTTAGGCGACGGAAACGATATTGTTAAACTCAAGCCAGATGCTTTGGTAATTGATCTGCCAGATGGCAAGGTCACGATTAATTTTGGCGGTTTGGCAGATTTGCCTCCAGAAGGCGCCAATGATCACGACGCTAACCTTGCAATGTATCTGGACGCTGGAACGCTGGGCAACATCTCCGATGAGCTTATCCGGTTAATTACTGACGACACAACACGGCAGGAACAAAGACTGCAGGATGTTGTAAAGGGCATTGAGCTTCTTGGTATTAAATTAGAAGAACCCAGATCTGAGCCAAATGATGAAGGCATTAGCGTTATTCGCCATCCTTTGTTGCTTGAGGCGGTATTAAGATTTCAAGCGAACGCAAGAGGAGAATTGCTTTCTGCTGACGGCCCGGTAAAGGTTAAAAACGAAGGCGATGGGACGCAGGAATTAGATTTAGATGCTCAGCAACTTGAAAGCGATTTTAATCACTATCTTACTTCAGGCGCTCCTGAATACTATCCTGATTTTGATCGAATGCTTTTTTCGCTTGGTCATGGTGGCGAAGCATATAAGAAAGTTTACTGGCACCCGCTTAAACGCCGTCCAGTTTCAGAAACAATAGATCGTAAAGATATTATTCTTTCTGACGGCGCAGTAAGTTTAGAGTCCTGCGCACGTATCACACATCGATCCAGAATGCGTCCATCAGTTGTCAAGCAAATGCAACTGGCTGGGGCTTGGCGAGATGTGAGCCTATCATCTGGTTTGCTTATGCCAGATATGAATGTTGTTGATCGCAAGCTGGATGAGATTGTTGGCATCCAGCCCAAGATGAACCTCACGATGGAAGATACAGATCGTGAGATCTATGAGTGTTACTGTGAGTTAGACCTTAAAGGTTATGAACACGAAGAAGACGGAGAACAGACTGGTTTGGCAATTCCATATCGGGTGACGATAGATAAGGACAGCCGTCAGGTTCTGGAAATTCGCAGATGGTGGGAAGAAGGAGATCCTAGCTATGTGCGAAAAGAAGTCTTTGTTGAATATGTATTTGTTCCAGCCTTTCCTGGCGTTAACCTTGGTTTGCTTCATATTTTGGGAAATGCTAGTCGTGCTCTCACGGCTGCTTGGCGAATTGCTCTTGATAATGGGATGCTGGCTAATTTTCCTGGTGGAATCATGGCTCGGTCCACGGGTAAGCAACAGACAACCAATATCAGAGTTGGCCCTGGCCAAGTGGCACCGATGGATGTCGATGGTGTCCCACTTAATCAAGCCTTTATGCCGCTTCCGTACAGAGACGTAACGGGTGGCTTCATGCAGATCATCCAGAACGTGGATCAGGCCGCAAGACAATTAGGCGGTACAGCTGAGACTGCAGTTGGTGAGGGACGCAACGATGCCCCAGTTGGAACGACGATAGCTCTTATTGAACAGTCTCAGAAAGTATTAAACGCTGTTCATAAGCGGATGCATAGCGCACAACAAAAAGAATTTGCGCTGTTAAAAGAATTATTCCGGCGAGATCCAGAAGCTCTTTGGAGAAATAACAAAAATCCAAGCTTTGGCAAAGACGTACAGCGTTTGATGGCTGCGTTGGAAAATAATGATATCGTTCCAAAGGCTGATCCTAATACAGCAAGTCACACCATGAGAGTTCAAAAGGCGATTGCGGTCTATACGCTTGCCCAGCAGAACCCATCTGCCTTTGATCAGAAAGCCGTTTATAACAAGATATTTAGTATGATCGGCATTGACGACGCACAAGATCTATTCAGCAAGGCTCCTCCTGGGCCGCCTCCTGTTGACGAGACGAAGCGTATGCAAGCTCAAGCTGAGATGGTCTCCGCTCAAGCTAAAATACTGGATGCTTCTGTTAGAGCTCAGACAGCGCAGGCTGAGAGCGGCGTTAAGATGGCTGGCATCCAAACACAGAACATGGACTCTCTTAACAAGCACAAGGCTAATAAGGCTAAAGCCACGACGGCTATGGTCGAAGCAGCCGGCAAGCTTAAACTTGAACAGTTGCGCTTAAAACAGAGCGAACTTGTTCATCACGATAAAATAAAGAAGGACAGTTTATTTAAGGGCTTGGATCTACAAGCCGCTCAAAAGAATAAACAGTCTGATATGCATCAAACTAACATGGATATCATGCATCAGCGTGAGAAAGACGCAATGCAAGCGGCCAAGGAACAAAACCAAGCCGCTGCTCAGAGATTGCATGAGGTTAGCTTAGAAAATCAACGGGCTAAAATTGCTCGTGAAAATGATTTCCTAACACCTTTGGGTGGCGAACCAACCGAATAGCCAAGCATTTATTGCTGCTTGAGGGATAAGTTATGGACGAAAAAATTAAAGCAGCATTAGATTTAGCAAGAAGACGGCACTATGCCTTCGGCGGCTATACATATTCTGCAAATAATGTTGCGACTGGTATGGACCAGGGTGGTTCTATTATGCCGGCGTCTCCATTAACGCCTCCAAATCCTATGGCCCAGCCACTTAACAATCAGGCTGGCAATGCACCAAGCGCACAGCCCACTAGAGATATGGGCTATATGGCTCCTCCACCATTTACAACATTAGATAATAACGCACCCCCACCACAACCTGTACAAGCTCCTGTTCCAAGTGCTTATAATCCATTCGCAGCTAATGCTGCACCAATGCAAATGGCTGATGGCGGTGTGGTCGATGCTTTGAGATTGGCAAAAAGCTCTAATGATAGATTACCAATGCGCCCTTATGGACCAAGATATAATCCAGAAACAAATGAATTAAATTCAAAAGATTTAAAAGACATTGGTTATTATGGGCCAATCCGTGACCGTGAAGGCGGTGTAGCCACAGAATATAGCGGCAATAGAGGTAATTTTTCCTACCCGACTATTCATAAAGGCATGAGTGACGCAGACTTAGCTGCGACAATGATGCATGAAACATTAAATAAGCCAAAATATGAAGGCGAAGATATTATTAGTGAGAGATTAAATAAGGCTCAGACAAAGATTCCATTCCCAGAAGATGTAGATCAGAGAGCTTATGAAGCTGCACAGAGCAGAGTAGCTGAAGGGCATTCACCTTATTATGAGCCTAGTAAAGATGAATATCCTGCATGGTCCCCAGAACAGCACTGGGATGAACCAGCTATAATGCCAAGGGCAGATGGTGGCGTTGCAGAAGCTCTTGAACAAACACATGGCAATCATGCTATTCCATTACATGAAGCAATAGCGCGACATGGTTATGCGACGGATGGTTCTGTAGAAGAAAAACAAGAGGACAACACTTCTGTTGACAACACTTCTGTTGCGCAGCAGGAAAATGAATCCCGTGAAAAATTCTTACATAAAGAATTAGAAGGATCTGCTCCGCAATATAATCCTTCTTACGACAAAGCTATCAAAGC